TTACAGCTTCTTATGGATGAAGTTCTGAAAGTCTTGCCACAGGATAGCAAACTTCTTGAACCCGTCCTGGTTCACCACACCAACGATGATACGGCGTTCCTTACGAGAAAGCTTCTCAACGAATTCTTCTGCTGCCTTTACGCAGACATCCTTTGGGTCTTTCGGAATACGGCTTGCGTAATTCTGATCACGCAGAGCTTTCTCAAGGATTTTGTCCATCCCTGTAATTTCTACGAGATCCGCCGCAGTGAATTCACGATCAATGATGAATTCCTCATCCTGAGCATTTTCATCTTCAGCAGTCTCAGCGGGAGCTACTGGAGTGATTTCATTGTCTGCATCTACGATCACAAGTTCATCAATGATGAATTCCTCATCCTGAGCATTTTCATCTTCAGCAGTCTCAGCGGGAGCTACTGGAGTGATTTCATTGTCTGCATCTACGATCACAAGTTCAACATCTTCCGAATACTTATCGGAAAACATCTTCACAAGTTCTGCTTTTGTAACTTGAATTTTCATATACGATCCTTGGTTATTTGGTTACAGATTCATTCCAGCGTTTGATATCGAGTTGTTTCTGATATTCATATGCGCTTCGTCCAACATCAACTTCAGGCTCATCACTATCCTCATTAGGAATCGTGCAGAAAGCTAAGCCTTCACTGAGACAAAAATCAATTACATTTGCTTTCCATTGCTCATATGAAAGAATTACTGGCGATTTCATGGGCTACCTTTTCTTAAACATGTGGCGAAAAAGGAAATAGATGAGAATGGCGCAGATGAGAATGAATGTTAGTTTGACCGCAAGTGTTATAATCAATCCGAGAATAACGTTCCAGATGAATATAGCAATAAGCATTACAATGATTGTATACATTATGAACATGGCATTCATTATTGAATTCCTCCAGTCTTATTTCCTTGATTTCTAACATCAGAAATAGACTCAACGATTTCATCGTATGTACGAGGAATGAATCCATTAACATCAACACCAACATCAAATGCGTTTGGACGGAAGCTCTTTCCGATGGTGCCATGGGTATGTCCATGGAAGTGAACCGCATTCCGATAATAATGATTCCATTCATATATCGGATAATGACACATTATCACACTTCTGCCCTGATCTTTGATTTCATGGATAGGCATATGGAAAAATGTCTTGTGCATATTAATTCTATGCACGTTTTCGGGATCATGATTTCCCAGGATAATATGCTTGAATCCATTCAAGCGAATCATCGTTTCTTCAAATGTAGTTTTTTTGAATGAAATATCGCCGAGGATGTAAACATGATCATCATCTTTAATCAGGTTATTCCAATTCTCAATAAGCCCCTGATCCATTTCCTTTACTGTTTTCCATGGGCGATTCGGGCAGTATTTCAGGATGTTTGAATGACCAATATGTAAGTCGCTAGTGTAATATATCATGATGCTAAATATAGAAAGAATGGTTAAAATGTCATATTTTAATATAAAAAAGAATCAATGATCAATTGGATATCCATACATCGCAATACTATAATTGGTGTATTGGAATACGCCAGTTACATTGACAGCAATCCCAAATGGCTCTACCGAATATTCCGAAGGTGGATTCTCAAGTTCGGCTGTAATCATTCCATTGTCATACAGGTCAACATCCCATTTTAATCCATCAATCATAACATGATATCTAGTTTTTGAGATCGGCATTGAAATAGGAAAATATTCCTTCATTTCGTTGAATATGGATTCAGAGATTTCATATTCAACTTCCCGTAGAGTAGCTCCTTTACCAAGCTTATGGGTAATTTCATATTTTGGCGGATTATTGCCATTAATAGTGAGCCTACATCTCTGAGTCAACTTGCGTATGTTGTCATGCGCAAAATAAAACTGAGTGATCTTGATTGGATCACCAACTATGGAATTCGGAATCCGTTCAACCACGTATTTATGTTCATTTTCAATTGGCATTTTTATCTTCCTTAGCGGGGTCATCAGCTACACCAAGAGCCGTAAGATGGTAATCAGTAAGATCTTCCATATTATGCTTTGTCCATAGGTCATGAAACTTCTTGGGTTGAAATCCTATGTCGCTCAACTTCCGTACAGCGGTAAAAAAATCATTCACATTCTTTGCATCATTAGGAATGAGCGATGCTACTTTTTTTGAACTGCCCCAATTCTCAACATACTTGAAATTAGTAATGAACTGAGGGATAGTATTTACTTCAATTTCTTCCTTAAGATGTTCACAGGTAGCTGTAAATAATAGCTTCACCGATGCTTTTTGACGAGCCATACTTTAAGCATCTCCTTATTGGAATTCTTCCATGAATTGAATGAATCATACAATGGATGACTCTTATCAGGTTCTTTTCCACTGATAAGAAAAATGTTTATTGTATGCTCGAGATAGTTATTCGCCATCATAGGTATAATCCTTCAAGAATTTTTCTCGTTCATTGTAGTGGGTGTCACATAATGTAGATATCCAACTTAAATCCATGCGGCGTATTCCATCAGCTCCGCATTTCTCACATACATTGCATGATAACATTTCATACATACCAACAGCATGCAAACATTGATCCCTGACAACACTAGATACGGTGTCATCAAAATCTAACGATATCCGCAAAAGGCCAAATTTTTCCTTTATCTGTGAATATTCTACTCCATCAATAGGTGCGAGAACTTCACTTAATTTCTCAATTAAAGACAGCCACCCATCACCGCACTGAATTCCCCAATACATGCACGATTCTGTGCTGGGTAAATTCTTCTGTCTGAATAGTTTTGGATATGCTGTGTATAGTTCATCACGTGTCATAGGAATCCTCTCAAGGAAATATAGAAAAATTTTACTTGATGCCATTATAAACTATAAGAAAACAACTATATCCCATGAACCGACATACAAAATTTCTTAAATTCCTAGAAGCAATATGTGACGAAAAGATGCTTTATGCTACCATTAAGCATGGATATTATACTTGCATGGAATCCATTATGACTAATGTTGGGGAGAATACATGGGAATTCGATAGTGAGAATCTTCCGTTAGAGTTCAGTAAAGAGATCGCAACAAAGTACATGAACCTAGAAAAAATACTGAAAGATAACAAACTTCCTCCAACAACTGAGGATATTCGTGTCAATATAAAAGGGAATGCTGAACTTATAGATGGAAAAGTACAACGCATAAATGACCTATATCTGACACTGAAGATAAATGACACTGAGTATGGAACCGTAAAGATAACCATTCCCAGTGTAATGACTCCATCCGATGAACGCACTGATGCTGATTCCATGTTGTCAACTTCCGTAAACAAGTTATTGGAAGAGTTGCCTCGTTATAATACACCAGCTCCAGCGAATCCATCAGAGCAGTTTCCGACTGATGAAGCTGAACTTATCGAAGATGAGCAATCTTTGATTTAAGCTGACTCAACGCACGAGTACGTATATATCGCACATTTTCATGAGATATATTCAATTCAATAGCGACATCTCTGATTGCCCGTGATTCACCACTTCGTAATCCAAACAGTTCTTCTAGAACAATTCGTTGTTTGTCATCAAGTTCAGATATGACCTGTGTTAGTTTTTGTTTTATTAATTTGTTATCAATGCAGTCGATGACGTTATCATCATCACTTGCAATTGTATCACCAACTGTCTTATTAGAATCATCTAAATTACCACCATCAATTGGCCGATGGATAGATGTACCGCCTTTAATGGCTTCCATCATAATATGATCTTCTTCAGTGGTGGTTCTGTTTGTGATACGTTCCTGAAGACTAGTATGTAGATTTCCTGGAACTCGGACTAAGCTTTCGTATTTCTGAACACTTTTTATAATGTGATTCTTGATCCACCATACAGCAAATGAAATGAACTTAATTCCTCGTGTATGGTCAAACTTATCAACTGATTCAATGAGTCCCGCCATAGCATAACCCTTGAGATCATTTTTATCTACATGGGAATACTTGGTTATATATGCGGATGCTACTCTACCTGCGAATCGCATATTGTAAGAAATTAGCATATTCTTTATGCGCAGTTTTCTATCAAGGGATTTTTCATTGTGATACAAGTGAAATAGTTGATACTCTTCTTGTTTGCTTAAAATTTTATGGTTGTTGAATTTATATTCGGCTGAACTCACGGTGCCTCCAATTTGCGGATGCCCAAAATATAGCAAGGATCAACCGAATGTAGTGAAGTTTTTTTCAATTATTTTAGTTTAGATACAGCTAATGATATTCAGTCATTAGCTGTGTTAATCATACTGCGACATCACCTTTTATAAATGGATGATGCTGATAGTTTTTAAGCTTCCATTGAGTTGCATCCCAATCAAAAATATTTACATCATCTGGTAAAATTAATGTTGGCAATGCATATGGCTCACGTGATCTTTGTAATTTAATCTGATCAAGGTGATTGCTGTATATGTGAGTGTCAACGAAAAATCCCACGAGATATCGTGCTCTCATACCAACAGTTTTCGCCATGAGTGCAAGTAGCATACCATACGAGGCGATATTGAATGGCATTCCTAAGAATGTGTCAACGCTTCGCATGAAGAATGTCAAGTCAAGATATTCACCATCTGATGTGAATTGAAACCCGAAATGACATGGAGGCAGTGCCATCTGACTTAACTCCGAAGGATTCCATGCCATAACAATATTTCGGCGGTTGTTTGGGTCTTTCAGAAGCGTATCGTGTGCATTCTTCAACTGATCAATTCCATTTTCCCATTGAATTACAATACTGCTGTCGGTTTGGGTCTTGTTGAATAAACCACCCCAATTGCGCCATTGTACGCCATAAATTCGCCCAAGGTCATTCTCATCAGCCATCGCTCTCATAGTGGCTTCATCGTGTCCATAGGGCACCTTTTCGGGGTTACACCACGCATCCCATATATGACAATTCCGATGTTTCAACCAACTCTTGTCATTCATTCCCTTTATGAAGAACTCAAGTTCAGTGAAAACTGTCTGCGGGTTTATCTTTTTGGTAGTAAGGATAGGGAATCCATTTCCTAGGTCATGTTTGAACATGGTTCCTGTGGTTTTAATGGTTTGGATCGCAGTCCGATTTTCGCATAATACTTGATTTTCAGCGAGAACCGTATCAATTATATCAAAGTATTGTTTCATATTATCTCCTTGGATAGAAATATAGCCATGAATAGTGAAATACATAAACTATTTATGTGATCCTTACTACCCACGACACTGAATTCATATCACATGTAAAACACGAGTGTAGGCGACATGGTGTTAAGCTAGTCTTATCGGATAAAAGATACTTTTCGGATGAAGCGCAGACATATGGGGGATACTTCAGTCACAGTGACAAAGAATTGGCTGTAGCGGATATTGGAAATAGCTATAACATGCTAACTACACTAGTGCATGAATTCTCTCACATGGAACAATGGATTTATGATGACCCGACATTTACTCACAGACTTAGGGGTGGACATGAGTCTACAGCAATTCTAAACAATTGGTTAATGGGACAGCAATACAATAAGAATACTATCAGATCTGCTGTAGCAATAATCCGTGAGTGTGAGCTGAATTGCGAAAGAAGGACGATTGCAAACATAAAAAAATACAAATTATCAATTGATACAAGAAGGTATGCCCGGAATGCAAATGCCTATATCTTATTTCATCATTATGTTCTATTGAAACGAAAATGGGATTTTGATAAATTCCCGTTACATAACAGCTATCTAGTGGATCAAATGCCATCTGATATGGATACATTAGATTACTCGCATTTTGATCCATGTTATAAGATGTTATTTGAAGCGTTTTCGGACTAAAAAGCCACTCAACTGAGTGGCTTCGATTATATATTTGAAGTATGCATTTTTGCATACTCTTCACGGAACTGTTTAGCATATTTATAGACCCAATCCCGAATTGCTTGGTTTCCCAAGTCATGACCAGCTTTCTCGGATTCAATCCATTTATGCCGCTTCATTTCTTCACATTGTTCCTGCATGAACTGCTGGAATTCAATCGGGTCAAATGTACTATCAGGGCAATCCATCGCTTGTTACCTCACTAGTAGTTTATATAACAACGATAGTTCCAAATATAGAAACGAATATGCCTACCCGTAGTTTAAAAATGATTCAACAGTGCTTTTTTAACACGTGAGATATATTCAGGTTTAGTAAATATTGAATACAATGCAGGATGTAACTTCAAATGTGGTATATCGGACAAACTAACCCATCTCCATTTCTGCGATTCTGCGTCAATTTCGGGGAATACCTCACAATTCATTCGTGCGAGAAACACAATCAAATCATGCGCCACACCATTTTTTACTGTTCTTCCATGAAACAAAGGATCGGTTTCTAGTGTATACGAATCTTTAGTAAGTTTTGTTTCTTCAAAAAATTCACGTATAGCTGTATCAAGTGGCGTTTCGCCAGGTTCCATAGTTCCACCGAATGCAAACCATGTATTTGGATTCCATTCGGTATTGGAATTACGAAGTCCTAATAATAACCGTTGTGTCTTTGGAGAAACAACCAATATAAACGCACCGCCACTCATAACACTTCCTACGTTTCCTCAGTATCGGAATTTTCTTCTTCTACATTTTCTTCAGTAACATCATCGTCCGCATAGTCATAATCATCATCGAGGAATTCCCGGTTACTATATAATTCATTTGATGAATTCTTTCGATCGGTATTCTCGTAGCGAATGATAATGTCTCGGATTAATTTATGGCGAACGATATCTTCAACACCAAATGTGACGAATCCGATTCCATGAACACCCTGCAATATTTGCTGTGCCTGCCTGAATCCAGAATCCGATTTACGCTCTAGATCGCTCTGATTTATATCACCGCAAATGACTAGCTTTGAACCATAACCGAGTCTAGTAAGCATTAGCTTCATCTGAGTTTTTGTTACGTTCTGAGCTTCATCTAGAATGATAAATGATTTTGATTTTGTTGATCCACGAAGATATGCAAGCGGACATACATTAACTTTTCGATAGAAATCTTCATTGCTTTCTATTTTTTTATAAGGCTGTACATCCTGCTCACCCTTACCGATTTTTTTCTTTCTGTATTTGGAGATATCTGGCTTTGAATGTGATTCAATGTGAGATGCCATTTCGGGACTAATTCGCTTTCCCTTCACCACTTCAATTGCTTCATACAATGGTTGCATGTAAGGAGCTACCTTTTCCTCAAATGTTCCTGGCAGGAATCCCAGTTCTTCTCCTGCTTCAACAATTGGTCTAGTCAAAACTAGATGTTCATAATCTCCACGATCAATTCCATCAATTCCGTACCATGTTGCTACTACCGTTTTTCCTGTACCCGCTGGACCATTGACAAATATGATGTCATTTTGATCCAATGCTACTAATAATTCTTGTTGTCCTCGTGTAATTGCTCTGAGCTGTTTCCCGTGTTTATCTTTAATTATTACATCGCCATTGAACTTTGGTTGAACTCCCATGTACTATTCCTTATGGTTAGGTGGATATTCCATGTATTGTTTATAATACATCTCAATGTAAGTAATTTAATTCAGGATTATGCCCCAACAAGGGTAACATCCACCCAATCAATTGTCATCTGCATATTTTTTTGAGCAAGAATTGCTTCACTCAACTCCCTATTTGCATTTATAGTAGAGTTCGGATCATTGGATTTAGGAGTCATCACCACAACACGAGTAATTCCAGAGTCAGCAATCTCTAATGCACATGCTTCACATGGAAATGCATTCACATACAGAGTTGCTCCCTTCAATTTTTCGGGAGATGCGAACTTAATTGCGTTACGTTCAGCGTGACGCATCCAGGGATATTTATTAGTTATGACACTACACCAAACGGGAGGTGTATTATTTTCAATCCGCATATATCGGATAGTTTCTTCCTTGCGTGAATGCGGTATTTTATTGTCATTTACACCAGCTAATGTCCCATTATATCCCCATGATACGGGAGTTCCGTCTTTGGCAACTATCACACAACCAATTTTTGTGTTTTCATCACGAGATAATCTAGAAATCTCATGTGCCATGTTCATATAGATGCTATCTTTCAAGTCGTTTCTGGATATGTCTGTACTATTCATAACGTAAATATACCAAAATATCCACTCCGTCAACCGAAATGGATATAGAAAATATAAATGTATCTGTTAATTATGAAAGAAACAACTCACGCTCTGCATTTCTTCTCTTAGTCAGTCCTTCTAGTATAACGCCACCAGCTTTATTCCAACGAGGGAATTGATCAGCGGCTTCAGCGAATGCGCTTGCATTCACTTTCTTAAGCAGAGTGCTATTACCAAGATTACCAATACCTAAATTATATGCGAAATCAACTAGGGCATCAAACTGATTCTGAGTTACTTTCACTTTGATAAGCTTGTTCACTTCCTTTGCGAAATCGTTCACTACATTTTTCAATAGTTCAGTGGCTTTTTCTTCGGTTATCGGTGCATCTTTCATGGTGACCTTAGTTCCGTTTTCATAAAATGTAGATCCGTATCCAATGGTAGGTATTCCGGCTGGACATTTATATGGCTTGGATCTAAAGCCTTCAAATTTTTTTATCATGTCATAACATTTATTGCTTGGTGTATACATATATGGTTCCTCTACGGGTTCGGTTGCGGTGGGTACATCAGATACAGATGATGTATCTACTGTGTTGGTATTTGGTGTGACAACTTCTTTGACTACTTCAACAACGGTCTTAACGTTTTCCTTTGCCTCAGTTGTATTGATGTCAGTTACATTCTTTACGGTATTGAAAATTTTAAAGATCGAAACAAATTTTTTTATTAACGATATTATGGATATAAAATTCATTTATTAAAACTCCATTTTTACGCCAGCACGTATGATGGCATTATATCCAGCAGATGGCTCGATTCCGTCTTTCCGTATAGAAGCACCGATATACAATGGAGATATAATCTTGTAATCCCCTCCAATTTCAGCTCCCGCTGACACTCCAAGAGATTGTGTAGATTTTCCAAATACATTTGCATACACAGAGAACTTCTTATCAGCAGGTTCAACTATCTTTATCACAGTGCTATCAACCCTAACAGTATCAGTCTTCTTAAGGGCAAGATCTTTTTTTAAGTCTGTGATTTGTGCATTGAGTTCTTCAATTTTCTTCTGTGATTTTGCTATAGAATCTCTCTGAGTTGTTATTACTGATTGTGTCACCGAAATGTATTCAGTATTTTCGGTATATACTTCCTTTATACTGTCTTTGTATATAGTTCTAACAAGAACTTTAGCGGATGTAGTGTGTACGCTATCTCTGCGAAACAATGAGTCCCTCTCATGAACAACAACAGCATAACTACTATCAAGCGACATATATTTATGTATCATCGCAAGACTGTCTACATGATATGTTGAATCTAGTGTACTTATTTGTGTCCGATGATAGTCGGTTATTTCCGTGATCTTTTTCTGAGTAAAAATGCCCCCTATGATTATTGATATCACTAACACAACAATCGTAATTATTTTTGGGTCTTTAAAATATTTCATATCACTCCCTTAGTCAGGTGAATCCACCTGAGTTGTTTTTTGTTCAACTACCGCTGATGGGGTAGTGGGTTTTGTGGCCGCTTTACTTGCAATAGCAGTTCTTGCAGTGGTAACTCCCTTGGTTCCGAGAACATATGCTAGAAGTGCATATAGAACGTTTTCTAATGATGCAGGAACATCAACAACACGGAACAGATTGGTTATCCAGAATATATTGAGGATCAAGAATGTGAAATGCATCATCAATCTTCCCGATGACAACTTACCCCCCTCATAAAGAAGAGCTTCTTGAACAGATTTCAAATACCTAAAAAATCTTTTAAACATGACTATACCTTTTTCTTTTAGTTTATAAAGATATAGATGGTATTTACTTTCATTCAAGTGAATAGTTAATATAAACTATGAATAGAGGTATTGCAATGTCCTGTAACTGTTCTAATCCCACAACTCCCCCGCCACCGCCCCCACCACCAGGGCAACCACCTCAGTTTTCCCCATGCGCAAACATAAATTGTTCATGTGGATGTAATTGCGCATGCCCTCGCCCATCATATGGACCTTATGGTGAACTTGGTGGAACATATAAGATTACTGAGAGTCATATGATCCTCAATAATTCAGCTCGTGCGGCTCATTTATTGGGCGGTGGATGTACAATCATACCTAAAGCATATGTACCATCCACATCAGGTCTATTGACAAGCAACGGCCCTAAAATAGCGGGATGTGAGTATGGTTGTAATCCGGCCACCTCAAGTGAAGGATTAGACTGTTTAAATTATATGTTCAACCGAAAACGAGTCGGTTAATCAATTAGATCGCTTTATCTGGCTAATGTTTCTGAAAATTTTCATGTTCTTCGTGCTACTTGGAGTGATGACATGCTTTTTAGGAACTACGACAGGAGTAATTTCGGGATCAGTTGCTTGGATAGCTAGAGTTGATGAATTACTTGCTGCAGTTGTTGTAGTTGATTTTACAGAAGTTGCATTATTATATACAGTATGCTCATCAATAGTAGTCCAAATTTCCCAATGTCTTCCCCAATCGGAATATGGATATGTGGTGTATCCACGATTTCCCCACTTAGATCCCCATGAATTTCGTAATATAAATCCAGTCCTATCATATCCAACAACTGTCACTGCATGTCCGCCAAGTAATGTACGTCCATTCTTCCAAAAAGTCTTACCCGTATTGTAAACAGGAAATGCAATGAAGCATGGACCCGATGTTACCAATGCTGTTTTAGACCATTGATGGTAGTTATAGAAGCATATGATTTAATTACATATTGCTTTGCTGTGGAAATTACAGATTCCGTAAGTTGACGAGTTGTGTTAGCATATGGATACATTGATTCAGGACATATACCCTTATTCTTGAGAATGCTCATTACATCACGAGCATACATGCCACTAGTGGAAGAATTGATTCTGTTATCATAGACAAACTGCGGAGACATATATGAGGTGAACTTCACATCTTTACGCTCTTGCCATTCTTTCATGCAAGACGCTACTTGAGCAGCACAAGTTCCGTATGGTCCTTGATCTCTGACAGGGGGGAGCTGTGGAACTAATGTGAATGTTTGGGGTAATTTTATAGATGTTGTAACGGAGCGTGCTGAATATATCTGTTCAGCAACCCAATCTCGTTCATCAACTGGACTTTGTACTAGATTTAATAGATAAGACATTAAAAAACCCTCATATTCACTATTTCTAGTTTATATGAGGGTTTGGGTGATAATTTACTTTCTAATTGCCGAAAGCAACAAATCTTCAAGTACTGGATTGATGATGCTCATATTTGGCTCAACCTGAAGCGGATTCTCGGCGTAGAGTTGGTTTCCCTTTTCTCTCAGATCGTTTGCTTCTTGCAACACATCATCAAAGGGAACATTACCCAAGCGGATTTCCATCAAGTGCTCTCGGTCAATGTTACGTCTATCAACCTTGATTCCTTCACCACTCATGATTTCCACGCTCATGCGCAACAATCGAATCAAATGCATTGCATGCTTTGCGTCATATCCGCACTTAGCCTCCAAGATTTTCCGTTTCTCATTGCGTTCAGCCTTCCATTCAAGATACGACTTCCACTTTACCTGAGCAGCAAGATATGCCAATTCTCGTTTAGCCATATCCTCATATTCGTCCTTGAGGAACCGACCTGAAATGCTACTGATCATTCCAAGGAACTGTTTTTGTCCTTTCTTAAAATCAGCAATAGCAAATGGAATCATATCTTCCTTGATATGGTTCTTGAAAATGATCGCACCTTCATGGTCAAACAAAGACTTGAACTCATTGAAGAATGAATCCTGACTACCTTCCTTGGCGTATTCACTTGAAATCCGAGCAATCACATCCAATTGGGTTTGTGGGAAAATACTTTCCTCTGGTAGCTTGAATGCCGCTCTAGTTGGCTTTTCATACGCAGGATTCAATAGATAACTACGATGCGTACTAATTCTATCCAACTGATTCTTTGCATAGCCTTGATACGACCATTTAGCTTTCTTGCTAATGAACGCATCTCTGATTGCAATAATCCGTTCCCATTCGGGAGTCATATGGCGAATGCAGTGTTCAGGAGCAAATGCAAAATCAATAATGTTTGGGTTACTGTTGCACAATAGATCAAATATTTTGGTCACATTGTACACGGCCTTATCAATCTTTTGCCCATTGGCATCAGTCCATTTTTCATCCTGCTCAAACTTTTCAAAGCCAAGAATAACTTTGGTTGACGGAAGACATACGCCACCAAAATCTTCGTCACTTTCGGGAGTATTGGTTCCGTATGCCTGAGATCCACGAACGAATAGAAAGATCAAATTCTTTTCAATTTCTTCTTTATTCATTATCAATTCCTTTATGTTAGATATCCATAAATATAGAAATTTTTATCAATATGAACCGAAAGACATATTTTTTTATTCAGAGGTATTCATATGACCGAATTTACTGAAATATTAGAAAAATTAGGGAATCCATTAAACTCTTATAATGGCAGATCGCTAGAGATCGTCACTCTCAATATTTGTGTTCTGAAAAATGAAGCGAAAATTCAGAAATACACATTTAATGGAGAAGAGTGCAATGAATGGGAAGATAGTATTCGTGATAAAGGAAGATGGCGATTCATATGGACAGAATCACCAATGCCATCTGATATGTTCTCTATGTATGTTAGGTCAGTATATGATTCACCTGCCGTGGACTATTATTATGTCACCATTTGGTTAAGTGATAATATGAATATAGATGCGTTTAAAAAATACACATCAACTCCTGAGAAAATTAATTGGGAGGATTTATTACTTCCCTGGAAAAAGTATGACCGCTATACTTACGCATAGCGGTCATGATTATCACGTGAATATATCAGCATAACTTGGAGGCGGGACACCAAGTTCAATTGTCTTGAACTTTCGCCGTGTGATATCCAGACCATTATATGGATATCCAAGTGGGTTACATACCATTGTGGGTCCACTTGGATGTTCATAATAAAACAAATCATGCGTATGACCAAAAAGCCAGTGCGCATTCGGTTTCATTCCCTTGAGCATCTCTCTACCATCAAAGCAATAGAATGCGGTAGTCGTAGTTTCATATTTACCCACAATATGATGCCAATCGGGAGCAATATGAGTAACCACTAAATCACATTTGTCATATATATTGTCTAACTTTGCATTTTCCTGATTGGCATGTTCAAAGATATTCAATATACCATGTAACGTATTGCGAGGATCGTAGATCAGATTAGCATCATTCATGGAGGCTCTCCACAAAGCTCTGATATCCGAATCACCGTACTTATACTTTTCCTTTGCATACGAACCATCATACCAAGCCGATCCTCCACCAATGGTGAAATCACCGATCTGAATAGTAGTTCCATCAAGATAATGGACACCATCAATTGCATTAGCCAATGCAATCATGTTACCCAAGCGTTCAAAGGAATTACCATTGAACTGATCACGGATGCTATGGCTTATCATGTACAAGTCATGATTTCCGCTTGTCCATATGACTTTCTTGTATGTCTTACGCAAGACATCAAACAGGATTTTGTTCTGCCAGTTATAATGACCAATATCACCAGCAATGACAATAACATCCGATGGTGCTTCGGGCAATAGATTGGCAATCCACTCAGTGATGAGCTTCTTTTGCTTTGTTGCGGGTTTCTTCACATCAATCCAAAAATCAACATGAAGATCCGAGGTTACGTCAACTTTCATCCATAATCCTTTCAAGTCTTTTGTCCATTTCAACGCCAGGGAATTTGTTTTTGTCTGGACGCATAGATCGGTGAATAGTATCTTTGAGCTTTCCCATTTTATTGGTCAGCACACCAAGTACAAGCGGTACATCATGTTGTGGCAGGTTAGCTGTCAAATGCATATACCGTTCCTTTGCATCGGAGAATTGAGGCATGGAAGATGCAAGATCAAGCACTCGCTTCAACTCAGCGTTATGCAAGGATTCTGTAATGTCCCTGTAGCTGTCAACGGTCTCCTTGAACTCTTCAGGAAGTTCACTCAAGAAGGATGTTGGAACCGAAAAGCTTTCAATATCAAAAGCTCTCCAGAAATGTAGAGGGGTTAATGCACACATCTTGCGATGGACATTGCAATACGCTTCGCCCTTTAGTTTGAACTTATATCCATTCTCAAAGGTGATGACGAATCCTTCCTCATTCACGGTAAGTCCTTCACGAGCCATGAATAGGTCTTCAAACTTGTCAAATTGGAATACTTTGACCATCTCACAACCAATCTTCTCAGCTTCCTTCTGAATCTCATCATACCACAATTCTTCGCCCGTTTGGGTGTCAATCGCAGTAATGAGAACCAAGGCTTCCTTGTCGCCATAATCCACAACAATTCGATTGTCGGGATAGATGACTTCAAAGATGTACGTTTTGCTTCTGTTCATCAGATCGGTACGCAAATTGGCATACAAGTACTCAGCCGCCCAAATAGCCTGATCCGATTCAAACGACCCACGAGTATTCACACTCCAAGTACCATTATGGTAGTAACAGATTCCACACGAACCATCAGCCTTCTCCAATACCATGTACTTGCCCTTGAAATTTGGGCGATATCGTTCAGGTAAAAGCGATGCACGAGCTTCATCCTGAAGCTCCTCATAGTTCCAGAACTTGCGCAGAGGACGAGCCACAATCTTACCAGTAGCTTCATCAAATACTATACCACGAGCGTTGATCGTGATTTCATCCCAATCAAATTCAAATGAAACGGTCTTGTTGTAATCAAACAAGATCAATCCATTCTTCCGCTGACACACCAAGTTTCTGCGTTCTAGAAATTTTTGTAGTTGTAGATTTTCCATATACCAAATATAGAAATGCAATAAGTTATGTCAACCGAAAACTTTATTTATCCGCAATGATAGAATCAATCAAGGAGATGAATGCTGTTACCATGCTATCTAGATCCCCATTTGGGATTCTATGATCAAATTTCTTGACTACTTTCATTTCCTTTTTCATCATGGATATGCGGTTTTTCACATCGACATCGGATGTCTTGCGTTCTATTAATCGTCTCAACAATTCTTTAATTGGTGGTGGATCAATAAACACGGACACCGCATCAGGATATTCCTTCTTAAACTTCTTCATTCCTTCTACGTCAAGAATAACAATCACATCGGAATCTGCATGGCTGTCTACTTCAGCTTTTGTGAGACCATATACGTTAGAATAGACAACCGAGGTTTCAACAAACTCACTACATACATGCATCAAATTCATTTCATCTTTTGTGCGGAAGTAGTATTCATCCCCTTTTTCTTCTGGACGCTTTTCTCGTGATGTACATGTCTTCAATCGGTATATATTCGGACGTGCTTTTAACAGTGCATCAACCAAGGTTGTCTTACCCGAAGCTGATAAGGATGATATGATAATTTTCTTTCCCATATCGTATATATCTCCATTTTACAACCAATATAGAAAAATTAAGAGCGAAGCGTAGTTTAATGCAAATCATTTGGGGTGTGTGTAATAATCAATTTAAGAAATGTTAATAAAGGTTCTTAAGAACGCATATATTATGATATGTGAAGAGAACATACGAATATAGGATATATCCAAGTGATGAGCAGAAAGAGCTTCTATCAAAGCACTTTGGATGTTCTCGTTGGATGTATAATTACGCTATTTCTCGCAAGATTGAGCATTATAAGCAGACAAACAAGACGCTTTCACGATATGATATTCAAGCAGAAATTCCAGTATTAAAGAAACAGGAATCAACCGAATGGCTGAAAGAAGTTAATTCGCAGTCACTACAAGCTGTGTTGCTGAATGTGGAAACTGCATATACTAAATTCTTCAGTAAATCGGGTGGATTCCCTAGATTCAAAACTAAGAAATCCAAGCAGAGCTTTGAGATTCCCGCTAATTTGGAAGTTGATTTTGATTCTGGGTGCATTCAGATACCTAAATTTAAAGAACCGATCAGGACAGTATTTCATCGTAAGTTTGAAGGTGAGATTCGTACTTGCCATATCAAGCGATCTAATGCGGGTAGATACTTTGTAACCATTCTCGTAGAAGATGGTAGAGAATTACCAAGTAAACCAGAGATAACCAAAGAAACTTCTATTGGGATTGATATAGGTATCAAATCATTTGCTGTAACTAGCGAAGGCGAAGAGATATCAAACCCAAGACATTTTGTTACTTGTCAGCGTAGATTAGCTAGTATTCAGAGATCATTTTCAAGAAAAATCAAATCAAAAAGGAAAGGAGATCCGCTATCTAAGAACGCAGAGAAACAGAAACTGAAGTTACAGGGTCTTCATGAACATGTAGCTAATCAGAGAAAAGATTTCCTCCATAAAGTCACTACACAACTGATCCGTGAGAACCAAACGATCTGCATAGAAGACTTGAATGTGAAAGAAATGATGAAGAATCGTAAGCTGAGTAAACACATAGGAGATGCGGGATGGGGTATGTTCTTCCAATTCCTTCGCTATAAGAGCGAGTGGTATGGAACGAATCTTCTCACAATCGGTAGATTTGAGCCTAGCTCAAAGACATGCTCCAAATGTGGTTACATCAAACACGATTTGACATTGAAAGATAGAACATGGACATGTTCTAATTGTGGTGAACACCACGATAGAGATGTCAATGCTGCTATCAATATAAGAGATTTTTCGTTTGTAAATACTGGGTCAAATAGGAACGCCCAGAAATCTAAGTCTGCAAGATATGGGAACTCGGTAGAGTCCAGTGCAGAAAGATTGTCTGTGAGGACGGTCAAAGTCTCTGAATTCACAATTCAGGGATAATTCACTTTTGAGTCTTTTTTACACTTTATAAACTATTGATAAATCTTATAGGCATATGACACAATGAGTAATACAAACAGAAAGTATACCCAAATCACATATGAGCAGGTCGTATCTGACCTGCAATCAATTCTAAAGGCCAAGGAAGGGCCGCTTGCAGATTTGGGAGAAGCTTCATATGGCAAAACCCTAATAGAATTATTTGCAGCAAACACCGATTTGATGGCAAACTGGGGAGAAGCTTCCTTTGCTAACTCATTTTTGGAGACAGCAACCTCTCAATCATCAATTTATTTGGGTGCTCGTTCTCTAGGTTATAGCGTTCGTAGACCAGTTCCTGCTAAAGCTGGATTCGGTATCTCATTAAAACGAACTGGTGTATTCTCTAATGTCAAGGTAAGTATTCCACGTGGTACAAAATTCACGATTTCGGGTTCAACGCTTACTGCAATGGATGATATTGAGTTCACATATGATCGGAGCGATGCTGATTATGAAAATGGAATCATGAAATTAACTTCGGGACGTGCAGTTCTTGCCGAAGGAACGTTCAAGTCGGTTGATTTCTTCTCTGATGGTACGCAAAATCAGGAATTCATTGTTTCTGATACACAATTCTCTGATTATTTTGGTTTTGGTGATCCTAATTATTCAACTTTGGATAATTTTGCCCTCCGTAAGTATTATTTTACAACGATTACAAGCGATGCTGCATTGTTAGATAACTTTGACCCAGATAATGCGGTGAATGATAAGGTATATTGGAGAATTTCTCGTAGAGGATTCCAAGATCCTACAATAAATACTAACATAAATGATCTAGACAACTTTGTGTCTAGTGAAAATCGAACCATGAATTATACGGTCATTGTTAATACAGCTAATGATGGTCGTGCTCAACTGAAGTTTAGTGATGGTGTAAAGGCAGCAATTCCATATGGACGTATTACGGTTACCTATTTCTCCACTCGTGGTGAAGCAGGTAACCTGATTAATGTGGCTGGTTCCACATTGAATACAGATTCTACTAACATACTCATTACTCAAGCAGATGGATCGCAAAGCGATTTGATCCTTGCTGATCTTAACATGGCAATTACCACTGATATTCGTGGTGGATTGAACATTGAGAGTGCTGAATCCATTAGAGCAAATGCTCCTCAGATTTATAATTCATTAGATTCCCTAGGAAGTAGATCTAGCTATCTAACGTATCTTAAGCGTTATTCGGACATTAAATATGCCAATGCCTATGGCGAAGATATTCTCACACGAACACATACTCCGGTATATGATGCTAAGAAACCAAACATAAAGTATGCGAATATAGTTAGGTTTACTGTTCTAAAGGATTTATATCGTAACACGAATGGATTATACTTTCCCACTGATCCATATGAGTATTTCGTTGAGGGATATAAGGTAAACGGACTTGCATATTTATGGCAATATGATTACCAAGATTTACCTAAAGTAGATTATTCTCGTTCATTGGAAGTTAAACTTGCTTCCATTCAGGAGTCAATACAAAAGCAAATAGATGAAGAAACTCTAGTAATCTCACTACGTGATCCAGCAACGGGGGAGTTAATTCCATTAACTAATGCGGCTAATATCCTTTCTATATATTCATCTGCGCTTGATATCAGCACTACGCTAGTACCAAGTAACATATTTTCAACTAATTTAGAGCCATTGGATTTCGCTGAAGTGGGATCTGAGTTGGAAATAATGCTCCGTGCATTGAATACTCGTGGGTATGTCACATTAGGTGGTGGACAGCATATGTATGTACCCCCTATTGTTCATGATTTTACAATCAATGCGGATATAATATTGTTCAGGGGAATGAATTTCTCTGATATAAAGAGTAAGGTTCGTAGTGATATTTACGCATACCTGAAAGAAAATACCGAATTTGCTAAGCCAATATTTAGATCAAAAATTGAATGTCTTGTTCAGAAATATCCTGAAGTAGCTGGCGTAAATTTAACTCTGAAAGCCAAAAGCAATGATTATGAAGGATTGGATTTAACTAAATTGACATGGCTTGGTGATGATACATCACAGTTTATTAATCAAAATGGTCTAGATTTTGATGGCTTTGATGTCACACTTACATATGACTATAAATATGAGCTGACATCTGGAGCAACTAATAAAATTGATGATAAGTCAGTCACGTTCCGCATTGGATCTCAAGCATCTATGGCAAAAGCAATTTCCGATTACTATAAGACATATATTGCTTATTATAATACGACTACAGGTAAATACATTCCTAAAAAGAACCTAAATGAAGAAACAATCAATAAATTCACTTCATTTATATGGGCAAGAATGGTTAATGAAGTATATGTTCCAATTTTTGAACAATATAAATCGCTCCGATCTAATGGCAATGCAATTGAGGCAAACGCTGTTTACAATGTGATTGAAGCTATTAAGGGATGGTATTTTGCAGATAATATCATGGAGTTCAAAGAAACCCCATATATCCTTAATATGTTGGAGGATAATGGTAATGTGATGTTCAATTATTTTGTGTATACTCTTGAATATATCAAGTTGATACGAAATATATTGAAGCCAATTGTTGCTAGAAAACTAGTTGATGAATTTGGAAATATAACATTGTACACAAATGAAAACGAAGTCGTTCAATTCAATATTTCATCGGATGATATCAATATCATCGTTGAAAGCGACTCATATGCAAGTAAAGATCGGGTAAGCTAAGATGGCAAAAAATCCAGTTATACATAATGATGGTGGTGTACATAGATTTGCTGACTATGTAGGACAGGTTCCTGATTTCTTGAAGGTTGAAGAGGACGTTGTCGTTCTTCTTCAGTTAATGTCTGATTACGTTAACAATGCATATAGAAACATAACCACAGTTGAAAAATTTGAGTTTAAATTCATTGCGGTTGATTCAAATTTAACTGCTACACAAAACAGAGTAAATAAACTCATCAACTTATTCAAGCGATGTGAAGAACGTGGTGAGAAAGTTCTGTATGTAAGTAAACCACAAGGAAATCCGAGTAATTCATCTCGTCCATTATATATGGAATATATCACATATGCGGGTAATGTGGAAGATGTAAGTCCATCACTTATTACAATTCCTATTTCAACTGTTATTACGGGGGATAAATTCTATATCAAGTTTACTGCGGAAGGACAAGAAAGTAATTCGGGCGTGTATGTATACAACAAAATAAAGAATACATTGACGTTAGATCATAAGGGATTTTCTCAAGATCCATTCACCAATACGCCTGATGAGCCATTTAAGACCGTAGTTGGTTTGGCACCTCGTATGATTCAATTTGATGTTAGTGATATATCAAAGGTGTATTCTCGTAAAGCTGGTATTTATAATGGATTGCTTTATTATGATGTGTTC